AAAAGATCATATAGATGGGTTCTGCAGATCACCCAATTAGGAGCCGCGATGGGCGGCGATGATACGCATGGGTCTGGAAATGACACAAGCGTTGTTTGGTACGCGAAGAAGTGCGATAAGCCAACCTTTAGCTTGAGCGAATCGGAACATAAGTATCTTATGCACACGTTTTATTTTCCCGGTAAAATTACTTGGAATGAAATTACTGCCACGATCGTTGACCCCGCAGATCCCGATGCAGTTTCAGGATTATCCGAGATGATGGAGAATTCAGGATATAAAATCCCTATCAGACCAGCGGCCCCCGGCACCGCCGCGAACCCACTGCTCGAAACAGTCGGAAAATCAAAAGCTTCTGTAGCCTTGGGTGCTGTCAACTTGTTTCAGATTGATTCAGATGGTGCAGTGGTCGAGCATTGGAGACTAAATCAAGCCTGGATTAAAGAGGTTAAGCCCTCTGCCTTAGACTATGATAGCGAGGATCTATCAACAATCGATATCGTTCTTCGTTATGATTGGGCCCAGCTGGGAGACTCGGGCGCAGTCCTCGGCGCGACGACCGGCGAGGGGTTCTTCGGACTTGAGGGTGGATCAAGTTAACTTCTATATATTTATTAATATAGGTTTTTTTTAAATGTCATTTTGGACCGATCCACACGACCAGTTTACCCCCTTTGCCGAGCCAAAGAGACCATATAGGTTTATAGCAAAGCTAGGAAATTTTTTAGGGGGAACTGGCTTGAACGCAACCCGGGCACAAGGCTTGCCCGAATATTTGTGGTATGCAAAATCATTTGATAAGCCTGCATTTAGCATAGAATCATCAGAGCACAAGATGATTAATAAAACTTTTAAATATCCCAAAACTGTAACATGGAGTGATGTCAAGATCGTCCTTGTTGACACTGATTGCCCTTCTGTACCAGAACTTGTTGGTAGGTACCTTGAAGACGCCGGCGGCATGGCTGGCTATGGCAATGACTTCTATAACGCTAACACCAAGCAGACGAATCGGAGCCCCACCGATCCGACCGGCGACCGGGCGGCGATATCGACGATGGTCGCCGGTTTGGAGAGAGTGCTGGACGAAATGATCTTGGATCTCAATGAAGAACCCTATACTACTGTTACAAAAGCTGCAGCCGTGGCATCATTAGGACAGGTCAAGATTTGGCAATTGGACTCCTGCGGGCGCGCCCTGGAAGAATGGCAATTGCACAACGCATGGATAAAGGAAGCCAATTTTGGAAAATTAAGTTACGATAATAACGATTTTATGGAAATAGAATTGACAATTTGTTATGACTGGGCAGTCGTCGCAGTCGGCGGAACGCCTTATCCCGCGACGGATCTCAACTCTGAGATGAACCAGCGAGCACGAATGGCATGGTGGAATGGTCAGGATTCTTTCGACTCAACCGCGCAGCCATCCCGAAATCATTATCCAAATCGCGACATATACGCCAATGGCGGCGTATGCGGCGTTTCCTATACGCCGGAACCAGCGGACCCCGTTCAAGATCCCGGTCAAAAGTCCACTATAGAATCCACCGACATCGCAGTTCTCGATGGCATCATTGACGAGAACATCGTGTGATGGGTGATTTTAAAAAACAATGACAATAAAACAAAGAGAGGTGTAATTTGTCAAGAAGAAACAATGAAGATAGAATGGGCGCAAACCAATCAAGTGGCGCCGAACCGCCCCCACAGGCGACAAACCAAACGTTAAATTTTGTAGTACCAACAGAATTTGTCGAATTGCCATCAAAAGGCAAATATTACCCAGAAAACCATCCCCTGTATATGAAAGAGAATATTGAAATCCGTCATATGACAGCAAAAGATGAAGATATATTAACTTCAAGAACTTTGCTGAAGCAGGGAGTTGCATTGCAAAGATTTATGAGTAACATAATCGTTGACAAAAATATTAAACTAGAGTCTCTACTAGTTGGCGACAAGAATGCAATTATTGTTGCAGCTAGAATTTCTGGATATGGTCCGGAATACCAAACAAGAATTGGTTGCCCTGCCTGTTTAGAGAATGTTGAGTTTACTTTTAATCTACTAGAAGGCGAAACGAAAGAAGGGTCCATAGAGGATGACAGTTCGTTTATGACTGACCATGGAACGTTGATGGTTAAATTGCCAACAACCGGTGTAGACTTAGAGACAAGATTCATGACAGGGCGCGATGAAGATCAAATCACCAAGTCCATGAAATCCAAGAAAAAGAAAAATCCAGACGTTAGTGTCACCCACCAACTAAGCAGAATGATTGTCTCTGTTAACGGCGATAATAGTGTTGCTACGATCAGGAGATTTATTAGCGTCCTGCCAGCGAGAGATTCTCGCCATTTGAGAAATATTTATAAGAAAGCCTCACCAAACGTTGATCTAACACAAATGTTTGAATGTTCCGAATGTGGTCATGAGCAGGCATTGGAGGTTCCGTTTACAGCGGACTTTTTTTGGCCTGACCGATGAATATATGGCGAACATATATGAACAGTTTTTTTATTTAAAATATGTTGGCAATTGGAGCTTCATCGAGGCTTATAACTTGCCTGTTGGTCTGCGCAATTGGTTTGTCAAACGACTAGCCAAGCAACTAGCAGATGAAAAAGAACAAATAGACAAAGCATCAAAAGGTGGTAAGGGCGGTAATACGCACGAGCTTACTTCACAGACTCAGCACATGCTGGGCGGCATGGGCACCCCAAATACACCAAAGATGTAAGGTTGAAGGGATAACTCTTCAGCCTTTTTTTGCATAAAGTAACTATTTACTATATGCTGGAGGAACTTGCATGTCCGATTTACACGAAGAGAAAATAAACCCATATGTTATAGACTTTGAAAAAATGAAAGATAAGAGTCTAAATGAAGTCTTTTTGAGGATGTTTGGAGGCTTGACAAAATGGGTTTTAAAGAGAATGTACGGCAAAGAAATGCTTGGCGCCCTCGTTGGTGAATCCGACGCAGATGTCTCCGCCGGCGAAGTAAGAATTGTTGGCAAACCAGAAGAGGTAAGAGCATATGTTAAGGCTCTAGAGGCAGAAAAGGAACATATTAGGCTATATAATGAGTATGGTCCAGATCACCCGCGAACAGCCAGAGCGAAGGCAATGTTGGACATGGTGGTTAAAAAATTCGAGAGAGCGACCGAACTTCCTTGGCCAATTGAATAGGAGATAGCGCGTTGTGGCACGAGATTATATAAAAGAAGCCGGCGAGCTAGAAGAGTTAGCCGAACAACATAGAAAACTCGCGCACGTCAAAAAAGAGTCGGCAAAAGCAACTTCCGATCTCGCTGAAATCAGACAGCTTAATGCAGAAGCTGCCGAAGCAGAGCGGCAGGCAGCAGAGAAGCACGTTAAGGCGTTGGAGCTACTCGCTTCGCAAACGGACAAGAACTCTGCAGCCTTCGCAGATCTTATCGATGAGCTTGCTGATGCTCAGAAGGCGCTAAAAGACACAGAAAAAGCAGCTAAAAAAGCAGCCGGCGCCATGAAGTCCCTTGGCGAGACAATGGACGATTGGTTTGATGATCTGGCAGGAGACACAAGCGCTCTTGAAAGTTTTATAGCAAAGATCACCCAATCGGACAATGCCATAGCAGAGATAGCGGGGTCTTTTAAAAAAGCAGCTCAAAATGGTAATCTTCTAAAAATTGCTAATAAAGCGCTTGATGAAATATTGATCGGACTTGCAATAAATGCTTTTAATATTGCTATAGCGAACGACAAAGCTGTAGCGAGCTTTAATAAAGCGACCGGCACCGCAGATAAATATAGGGGACAATTAACCGAATTATATTACGCAAACAATCAATTTGGCGTAACGATGGAAGACAATGCAGCTGCATTTGGATCATTGTTTGCAAACATGTCACAGTTTTCAGCATTGAGTGGCACAATGCAAAATAGATTGACAGAGCAGGCAGCGCTGCTTGAAAAGGTTGGTGTCGCAAATGATGATTATTCTGCATCCATAGAAGTTAGTACAAAAATGTTGGGACTCGGTACCGAAGCCGCTATGGACGCGACCAACGAATTGACTGCCGTAGCGAAAGACATGGGCGTATTGCCAGCAACAATGGTTAAAGATTTCGCTGCCGCTGGTCCCGTTCTAGCCAAATTCGGAGATCAGGGCGTCGAGGTATTTAAGGATCTTGCTGCTGCTGCAAAAGCAACAGGTATAGAAACGCAAAGACTGCTTGATATTACAGGAAAATTTGACACCTTCGAAGGCGCTGCCGAATCTGTCGGTAGCCTAAATGCCATATTGGGCGGTGATTACTTAAATAGTTTGGACATGATGACGGTTACTGATCCAACCGAACGCTTGAGAATGATGAAGGATGCCGTCGATCAGGCTGGATTGAGTTGGGAGTCCATGGGCTACTATGAGAGGATCGCCTTAGCCGAAGCCATGGGGCTTAAAGACGTTGGCGAACTAGCCATGCTTATGTCGGGGAACATGGATCAGTTTGCCGGCTCAACAGAAATGAGTGCAGAAGAGCTAGTGAAGCAACAAGAGGCTGCAGCTGCGGCAATGGATGTGCAACAAAAGCTTATGGCGATATTGGCAGAGCACTCTGAAGATTTCATCAAATTAGCAGAAGCGGCAGTTAGTTTTGTCGGCGCGCTAGCAGAGATGTCAACTATTATCAAATTCGCCATCCCTGCCTTGGTTGCATTGAGAACCACTTTGATGGTATTGTCGGTCGCACAAGCCATGTCCGCCGCTGGAGCGGAACTTAATGTTAAAGCATGGCGGAAGTGGGCGATTGCCATCGGCGTCATCGTATTTCTTTTGTTCATATGGCAAATGGCTAGTAACTTCCTTGAAGGGATTATCAAGCTAGCTGCAGCTATGGTTTTACTAGCAATCGCTTTAAAACTATTAGATAAAGTTAATCAAAAAGTTATCCCGATACTGTTGGCATTGGGCGCCGCCATGGTAATGATCGGTTATGGCGTGTATTTAGCTACAACCGGTTTTGCGCAATTGGCAGACTCAATGGCTCAGCTAAACCCAGAGCAGCTGCAAGCTTTTAATACGGCCTTATACGTGTTGGTTGGGACATTTATATTTTTTGCAATTGCGCTGGTCTTTTTGGGAAAAATGGCAGGCAATCCCAAAGTTGCATTAGGAATTATGATAATAGCCGGCGCCCTCTTTTTAATTGGTGTCGCGATTGGAATTGCTGCAGCGGGTATAGGATTGATGGCAGAAGGTTTTGCACAGTTGGCTACGGCAATTGGCAATTTAAATCCAGAACAGTTAAATACTTTTAGCATGGCTTTGATTGGTTTTGGTATTGCATTTGCGATATTTGTTGGAATTATAGCAGCACTGGTGTACACTGGGCTTGCTGTCGCAGCCGGTCTTGCTATGATGGCTTTTGCTAAGGCTATGTTTGTCATGGGTGCCGCTGTGATGGTGGCGGGAATAGGAATTAACTTTATGGCTATCGGCGTGGAAGCGCTGATGAACAACATAAATCCAGAAAAAATAGCACTGTTTAGTGAATTTGCATTAGCAACAATATCAGCAGCGCTTTTCTTCTTTATTGCCGGCGTCGGTTTGATTGTTTTTGCTGTCGGAATGGGCGCCCTGGCGTTGAGCTTGGCACTGATCAAGACTGCAGACTTAGAAGCAATTGCATCCTTTGCACAGGGGATGGCTAGTATTGAGTATGAAACGCTGACGGCAGTTGCAGATGAGATAGAAAGAATGGTCGCTGCGATTGATGAGTTGCCGGCAGCAAAAACTGTTGCATTGACAGGCTTGCTTAAGGTAGGCGGCGCTGAGCTTCTTGAAGCTCTCCGCGGCGGTGGCGGTGGCGAAGGCGGCGAAGGTGAAGCGCCGGCACCCGAAGCGAGACCAATAGAGATGACTGTGCAGGTGCACATTGGCAATGAACAGTTGGATGAAAGAATCAGGACAATTTCTGCGGAAGAGCAAGAAAACACTCTTACTGGTATTTTTAGATTCTAGCATACTTATATACAGAGAGGTACAGATAATATGCCAGCACATTCATGGTGGGAAGTTGTTGAAAACGAATATCTTGATCTGTCGGATGCGTATGCCGATAGTAGAAATTTTACGATTGAATTTCAAGGCGTTATTCAGGGCTCCAATCGAGCCAATTTAGCTGCGTTTAAGCCATATCTGACAAATTACTCCGATAACTGGACTAGCGATTGGTCAGGTGAGCAAGTTTTTGGACGCAGCGACCCAATTTATACATGGAGATCGACCGGTCGAAGCATCAGCTTGGGCTTCAAGACTGTTGCTGCAAGTTATGGCGAAGCAGTTCATAATATGTGCAACATTCAAAAATTAATTAAATTACAGTATCCATATTATTACAGCGATGGACCAGAATTAGCAACTACCGTCTCAAAGGGACCACTCGTCAGAATTAAATTCGCCAACCTAATAATGGGAAATAGGCATGACCAGCACTCCACCCAAAGCGGCGGCGATCAATATCCTGCAACTCAGTTGGACGAGGCGGTTTACGGTCCAAAGGGGCTGCTAGGTGTCATAAAGTCCCTATCTTGCACGCCTGATCTTGATGAGGGTATGGTAGAGGGTCCAGGCGTCTCTGCACTGTATCCAAAAGTTTGGTCTATCACTTTGGAGTTTGGCGTATTGCATGAAAATATTCTTGGATGGTCAGGAGGTGGTCGCGATGATCACGCAATAGCTTGGATTGGGTCCTGGGGAAACCTCTACGACGGAAATGCAGATGTCATCAGAGAGATTGGATCCATCGGCGATGCATCCGTCTATCCATATGGTATCGATCAGGGATGCTCCTATAGGCACGGCGCCTCCAGTACTGACTCGCGGAACGATCCCTGCCCTGTTGGAGATTGCGGCGGCGGTCCCCCCCCCACCGGTGGACCACCCGGGCGAACGACCCTCGAACGGCCATGTGATCCGACAAGAGACCCTGACTGCGGCTTCGACGATAACGACCGGATTCCTCCGCCTGCTGATAACACTTACGATATCGGACTCATTCCCTGTGATGCTCCAAACGGATGCGAGGCAGAGGACGGCTCCGTTCGACCGCCTAATCACCCAGACTGCTGCCGCGGTGACGATGACCCCTCCGTGCCCCCTCCAACGACTCGCACAGAGGACGAAACCACCGAGCAGACCCGCGGCTGCGTTGTGGCAGGAACTTTAATAAACACAGACCGCGGTCTTATACCAGCGGAAGAAATCACGACCGAAGACAAAGTTTATACTTATAATTTTGTTGATAAAGCCTTCGGGTATTTTGATGTTTTAGCGACACATTCATTTTTTAGAAATAATATTAGAAGAGTTGTCACGGAGAAAGACTATGAAATCACATGTTCAGCAGATCACCCCCTCTGGGATTTGGACAGACCCGGGTTTGAGTTGGTAATTGAGGACGCATCTGTAGGCGATAAGGTCTTTGTCTTCGAAGGCGGCGCCTTGACTACTGATAAGATAAAATTAATCGAGGAAATGCCAGAGGCAGCAACAGTCTACAACTTCACGATCGATGTGGTTCAAAACTATTTGAGCGATAACATACTTTCTCACAATATGCCGGCTGATCAAAGATCGAAAGGCATCGCCCGCGGCGACGATATCGAAGCCATCCGGGATGTGATTTGCGGACCACACGGCTCAGTTCCCTGCCCTGAAGACGACCCCGATCCCGGCTGCAATCCGGAAGACCCCGATGCTCCATGTCACGATAGTGATGAACCTACTCCAACAGGTCAAGGTCAGCGAGAGCAAGAACAAGAAGGTCAAGTTGATTGCAGCAACCCGGCTACACCCTGTGCGATCTTCGACCCGGAACGTGGACAGTCCTCGACGACTACGACATCTCGTGTTCCCCATTGGACCACCGAAGGCGCCATCGGTCACACCCCGTTCGGGCTGCAAGAACGGACCGCTGAGTGGGCGGATGTCCCGGGCGATTTCGATTTCCGCACACCCACGGGCGATGGGTGGACGCACGAGTCAGTACAAAACAGAATCGATCAACAAGGCATGTTAACGCATACGATAGAAACATATGACACCGATAATTGATGAGGTTGGTGTTAAAATTAATCACAGTTTTGTATTATAATAAAGGAGAATAAAATGGCATCTAGATATGAAAAAGGCACCGGCACAGGTCGGCAATTGACTTCAAATAACACCCACCGCGGTAGGGTCAGGCATTATGCTACGCCTACACTGACTTATCCCACTATAAACGATCGCATCCGCTTAAAAGCATACGCACACTACTGGAAGATTTCAGATTCTTATTGGAAGCTGGCCAGCAAGGCTTATGGAGATCCTTCTTACTGGTGGGTTATTGCTTGGTTTAATCAAATACCAACTGAAGCCCACCTTAGACCTGGGAATAAAATTTTTATCCCTTCTCCACTGGGAGATGTGTTGTCAATTTATGAGAATCGCAACGGTCGTTAAATATATTTTTAGGTTAAAGTTTCAAGGAGAATTATCATGGGTTTAGGCGCCCCCGAACCGAATTCCGCAGATGAAGAACAAATCCGTAGATATATGGAGGGACACAACAACGACAGTTGGACATATGGTATCGATGACGGTAGCGGCAATCCGGTACCGGTTTATTACGATACTGACGACTGGTCTTCGGCAGGACAGCCGTTCCAAGATCAATATGCTTCCCCACAGCCGGGTGTCCGCGCAGTATATTCCGATGGATCCGACGCGCCCTTAGATGCATTAGCGACCCCGAACTATGAAGCCGGTTCTTATCACCAAGCACTGACTGAGAGCCCATGCCAAGGTTCAAGCGCACTCAGCCTCGACTCCGGAGAGAATTCCGAGACAGGCGGGGGAGTCCAGCTGGATAGATGTCAGGTTTCTCCAGGCGACCAGCGCCATCCCTTCCGAGCTACCGCCTTTCAAGAGGACGGAAAACAAGTGTGGTTGGTTCCCGCCGTGATCACCACGCCCGGGGTAAATTCGGATGGCAACTACGATACCAGCCTCCCCCCCGTTCAGCGTCCTCTGTCGACAGCTGAAATCACACGAATGGCCGAGGTCAATGACGCCGATACGATGGGCCCCGGTGCATTCGGCAGCATTGACAACAATAAGGATGCCAATCAGGTAACTGAGCAGTTAGAACTAGCTAGTGAAATAGGCAATGACCTTCATGAGTTGGCTACAGGCTCCGGAGATCTCACCCAAGATGCGCCGGGTGTGATCGATGAGAGTGGCACTGGAAATCAGCCATATGGCGGCGCCGAAGCGATCGCGG